TTTTACAGCAATACCAGCATTCCAGGCAAATAAATTACAACAGATTATTATCATGGATAGCGCAAATATTGTCTATACACGCGAATATGATGGAGAAACTCAAACTTACACAAGTTGGATTAATACCATTGGTGCAGCTCCGGCCAATCCATGGACATGGGTTTCAGGTGCTAATACTCTTGGTCAGGCTGGAAATTATGGAACTAAAGGAGTGCCCTCTACTAATAATATTCCGGGCGCTAGATTTGGTTCTTATTCATGGGTAGATATGAATGAAATTGTATGGTTATTCGCAGGCGCTGGCATTGATTCTACCGACACATATGTAGGGCTTCAGGATATATGGTCATATGATCAATCAAGTAATATCTGGACATGGGTTGGGGGTGTTGATACTGCTGGCGGAATTGGAATTTATGGAACTATACATGTTGGAGCCCCTGATAATATTCCGGGGAGTCGAGCAAGTGGCGCATCCTGGACAGACAGAACAGGTGGAATTTTCTGGCTATTTGGCGGTGTCGGATATGATTCAGTAAGCATTGATCATTTTTTAAATGATCTTTGGACATTTAATGCAGTTACTAATGTGTGGGCATGGCAAGGTGGTTCCTCGGTTGGTGATCAACCTGGAGTTTATGGAACTAAAGGGGTGCCCTCTACTAGTAATATTCCGGGAGGTAGACAAAATCCCCAATTAGTTTTTGATGCAACTACTAACCTAGTGTGGATATTTGGTGGATTTGGGTATGATTCAGCTCTTGGAGAAGATTCTATGAATGATCTCTGGAAACTTGATCTTAATACGTTTCCATCATTACAATGGACTTGGGTAGCTGGATCAAATTTAATTGCTGACCCTGGACATTTTGGAACCAAAGGTATACCATCTATCAATAATGTACCAAGTGCTAGAAACTCTGGTGTTACTTGGATTGATGCGTCTGGCAATTTCTGGTTATTTGGTGGACAAGGATATGATTCAGTAAGTGCAAATGGCTATTTAAATGATCTTTGGAAATTTAATCCCACAAATTCTAATTGGACATGGGTTTCAGGCGCTGACATTGGTAATCAACCCGGAGTTTATGGAATCAAAGGAATACCTTCTACTGGTAATATTCCGGGCGCTAGATCTAATTCTATATCCTGGATTGATGCGTCTGGCAATTTCTGGTTATTTGGTGGACAAGGATATGATATAAATGGTCTTCTAAGTGATTTAAATGATATCTGGATGTTTAATCCTGCAACTGGATATTGGACTTGGATAGGTGGCTCGGACATTGGTAATCAACCCGGAGTTTATGGAACTAAAGGAGTGCCCTCTACTAGTAATATTCCGGGGGGTAGAGATAGTGGCGTATCTTGGACTGACGCATCTGGCAATTTCTCATTATTTGGAGGACAAACATTTGCAGGACCCCCGTCAGGACTTTTAAATGATCTTTGGAAATTTGAATTTTTATAAAATAAAATTATGAAAGAAAAAATTTAAAATGCCAGTATTTGATTTTAACTTATACAATCTAAAGGCAATAACCGTGTGTATTGATTCATCTCAATATACATTTTTAAATGCTCCAACAACAATGTCTGGAGTATTTACTTTTACAGCAATACCAGCATTCCAGGCAAATAAATTACAACAGATTATTATCATGGATAGCGCAAATATTGTCTATACACGCGAATATGATGGAGAAATATGGAGCGACTGGATTACAAATTCTGGGGGTGGTGATGTCCTAGGTACTCTCCTAACCGGATTGACAAGTGGTATTGGCAGAATTGTCGCAACTGATACCATTTTAGAAGCATTTAGTAAATTGAGTTATGCTCCCAGTTTTGTCGGATTGGACTTAACATCAAATGGTGATACTCTCGTTATGGGAACATATCCCAATCAAATATCTTTGTATATTGGTGGCGTTACTGGAAATATGAATAGGGCAACTTTTCCAGGAGGAAATGTAACAAGTACGACAATAATAGGAAATGATTCGCCAGCATCGGGCACAGCATTATCTAATATTGGAACGAACGGTATACAAAATTCAATAATGATAATAAATCAATTATTAACTGGATTGTCCATCACTAATTCTGCAATTACTGCTACAGACAGTATTTTAAGTGGATTTGGAAAGGCACAAGGGCAATTAAATTCTAAATTACCTAATATGTTGACAATGGCTAATCTATTGGTGGGTAATGCTTCTAATATTGCTACGGCGGTGTCACCTACTGGTGCAGTAAGTATGAGTGATCTCGGGGTTTTTACTCTCACGCCAGGAATTAATGCACTTGACATAGCTGCCGGATTAACTAACAATACAGATTTTAATAACCTTTCTGGTACTACGGCTAATATTCAAATGCAAATCAGTGCATTAGCTGCGGGATTAGATATTAGAGGTGGATATGATGCTTCGTCTAATTTATTTCCATCTACCGGTGGTAGTGGTGTTGCTGGGGCTATTCAAGCTGGTGATTTTTGGTATATTACAGTTGGAGGCGTATTAGGTGGTGTAACCGTAGATCCTGGTGCTTTAATTACAGCCCTCGTTAATTTACCTGGTCAAACATCTAGTAACTGGGGAATTACCGCTACAACCGTGACTTCTGTTTTTGGTAGAATGGGAGCAGTAATAGCAAATACGGGGGATTACAATATTTCTCAAATTACTGATGGATTATCCCGAGTTTTAGCTACAGATTCATTCTATCTGGGTGTGGGTGGAGTTGCAACGGCTACTGTATTCAATACTGCAGTTCTTAATCAAATATTAACGGGATTTGTGCCAATAACTGGTCAAAGCGTGAATAATACGGACACAGTTTTACAATCCATAGAAAAATTGGCGGGCACAGCTTCTACAGCATATAATATAGTTTATTCAAGTACTACTTATGAATTTACTTCAAATACAATAACATTAGTTCTCACTGAAAATAATTTATTTGGAGTTTTACCTGTTCCGACATCTGATTTTATACCTGGGGTAACCTATACATTGAAATTAGGCCCAGGCATTACCCAAGGAGCATTAGGTCCAGTAGCAGGAACTTTGCTTGATGGAAGTCTTAATCCATTTATATTAAGCGGTGCTAATAATGCTGTGTCATTTCAAACAGATGGCGCAAATTGGATTACGGTACCAGCGAATTATGGACAAAAAAATATGCCATACGGTATTCCGGGTTTAGATATTAATAATTACATGAATCCAGATTTAATAGGATATGGCGTGCCTAAGTGGGGAGTTCAACAGGCAAATTATGTAGCCAATGGTACATGGAATGCTAATCCTACGGGTATAGCGGCGCCGTTTAGTTCACTTTGCTATTCAGAAAATTTAGGATTACTAGTTAGTGTAACAGATTCAAATTCTGGTGTAACTGCCACTTCGTCCGATGGAGTTAATTGGATATCTGGTACAGCTGCTTCCGCAAGCAGTTGGAATGAGGTTTGTTATTCTCCAGAATTGGGTTTATTCGTAGCTGTTGGGTCAAGTGATCCGGATGGAATAATGACGAGTCCTGACGGAGTAACATGGACAATACAATCAAATCCAGACTCTAATACATGGCAATGTGTTTGTTGGGCAGCTGAACTCGGAATATTTGTAGCTTTGGCGGATAATAATGTAACAAATGGAGCAATGATTAGTAATGATGGTGTAATTTGGACTACTGTAACAGCCTCAGTCCTTGCTGATTCATGGTTTAATATTTGTTACTCTCCCGAACTTAACTTATTGGTTGGTGTTGCACTTAGCGGTTCAATAATAACTAGTCCTGATGGCATGACTTGGACGTCGCAAACATCTCCAATTATGGAACCATTAACCAATATTGTATGGGCTAATAGATTGGGCTTATTTGTAGGTATAGCGGCTATAGGTGGGGGAAATCAAGTTATAACAAGTCCAGACGGCATCACTTGGACTTTAGGGGCTGCTGCCTCTAGCAATGTCTGGGTTGGTCTTGCGTATTCTCCTATGTTTAATTTGCTTGCTGCAGTTTCTCTTGATGGTGCAATAATGACAAGTTTTGATGGCATGAATTGGACTTTACAAACAAGTCCAGCTGCCAATGCATGGCTAGCAATTTGTTTTGTTCCCGAATTGGCTAGATTCATTACTTTAAGTAATGGAGGAGAGACAAATAATTCAATGACTAGCTCATCAGCATGGAATTTTACTTATGCTACGTAATTTGACTAAAGCGCAGTTATATAAATTTCTTGGATGGATTCTTTTTGCATGGTATGCTTGTTTAAGATGGACAATTCAAAGTAATACATTAGGAACATTTGTCACTGATAAAGGTGTAACAAAATTCGTGTTAGAGTGGATATTTACACCAATAAATTTAGCTACAGCCTTTTTATCAATTTATTTTATTAGTAAGGTTCTTGTAAAATTTGACAAAGCATTTAACCCTTTAATGGCATTGATAGCTTTTTTTCTAGTAGTACGGAATGGATATTATACATTAGAAGATTATAGTTATTATATTGTTGAACCAACTATGAAGCAATCATTTTTCTTAGTAATTGATATTGCAATGGTTATGTATGTTTTAATTTGGGCAATAATTTATTGGAGTATGAACAGGTGCAAGAAATAGATCAATTTATTATAAATCACTTTAATATGGCTGCTGGAATATTTGTAATATTAGCTGGTTTTTTAAAATTAGCTTGGGATAGTAAATCAAATGGAACAAAGCTAGATACATTACTTACTAAAAATGATACTATGTCTACCTCACAGCATCAAATGCAGCTAGAGTTAAGTAAATCGAGTTTACAGATAGCGGGAGTAGCTAAAGACGTTGGCGAAATCAAAAACGATACTAGGTCTCATGATAAGGAAATAAGTATAATTAATGCTAGGTTAGCCGCTCTTGAAAATCAACGAAGGCAAACTAATGAATAAAATATTAGACTGGTTTAAACAACATTGGCAACAGCGTGTTTTTAAAGTATCTACGGGATGCGGCGTAGTTCTTCTATATCTTGAAGTTTTTCATTATAATGCATTGAATACATTAATTGATAACGTTATAGATAATCCAAGCTTTATTACCGCATTAGTGGGTACACTTACGGCCTATTTATTTGGAACTAAAAAATTTTAATGTTGAATAAAATATTTATACTATTTTCACTATTTTTGGTATCATGCGGAACATTGAATTATCCAAGACAGGGTGATTTTAGTAATTCAATTGGCCCAATAATTTCTACAGGGTTATTACAGTTAATGAAAGCATACCCTGCTGCTAATGCGTACGGAAATTTAATTAATGGATACTATAGATGGTAGAATCTCAGAAATGTATTGATTTTATCAAGCGTAAGGAAAATGAACCACTTTTTTTAGGTAAAATAACCATCTCATATCCGCGATGTGATCATTTAAGCAAAAATAAAGTTTACGATATTGGTTATGGAACTAGATTTTATCCGGATGGAACATCGGTAAAAAGCGTTGACCCTGGAATACCGGAAAAACAATGCACCATATATTTAAAATACTATGCGGATAAATGTTGTGATAAAGCAAATGCGGTGATTACGACCGAATTAAATCAATCACAATTTGATTCATTAATCTGTTTTGCATATAACGAAGGCGCTGTACCGTTTGCTACATCTACATTATTAAGAACAATAAATAATAATCCAAATGATTTAATAAACATTTGTTTGCAATTTAGGCGGTGGAAATATGCAGGAGGAGAAATAAATCCAGGATTAATTAATCGGCGCAACGAAGAATTTCAAATGTATATTTCAGAATTAGATTTAACCCTACCGATTTATGCAGATTATATTGAATGGGTAAAAGGAAGTTAAAATGATAAAAGATATTGATAATTTAAAAAATACGGTAGCCGGTTTAATTGATGAAATTTTTAGCGAACGGCAAAAAACTCAATTAGAACAAACTTCTAAAGCACGAAATGAACTGCGAAATAGGTTACGCATAAATAAAGAACAACAAAGTCGCATGCGAGCTGAGTCATTAACGTTAATAGCTAAACCCGAGGTGATTCTTGAACCGTGGTGCAATTTAGGTACGCCAGGTGTAGATTACATTATTCCAGTTCAAACTTCCGGTGACCCGGATATAATGACTCAAGATGATGGCATTCCTCTGTCGATGCAAGTACCTCTGCCATCCGGGGGTATTCCTGTTCCGCGCAACCAAACTAATGGATATATGTACCTTTATAGTTCGATACTAGCCTGGATACAAGCAGGTGGTACTTTTACGTTTGAACCCACAGTAAGCGCATTTAATAGTGGTTATCCTATGGGTACAGTTCTATGGGCTGCAAGTGTAAATAATTTTGTAGTATCACTTATAAATAACAATACAAATAACTTCGTAACGACACCGTCCTTTATTGATGGTGTGCATTGGCAGACTATCACAGCTTTAACATATCCTGATATCACAGATGTGGCAGGATTAGTTTCTATTATTGGTACTAATGGCCTATTAGTTACAGGAATGTCAACTTTTAATTCTGCCGTTTCATTTTTAAATGGTTTTGGTGTTAGTGGAGTTTGCACCTTTAATGAAATAGCTTCACGTGGTGGAATTATTATAGATGCCGTTTCTGGCACCGTTGCTTATTTGGGATCAAATAATACCAGCACGGGTGGCTTAAATGGATTCACTTTTGATGATACAATAGGAAGACCCATACTCAATAATCCAAGTGCTGCAATTTCTAATGTACATGAAGTAGCTTGCATTAATGATTTTTCACAAGTTCAGGTATTTTCTGTGACTGATACGGGTGGCAACGCGTGGATGTTATTATGTCAAAGTTTTACAGGAGGATTTCCATCCAGTAATTTTTTTGTTATTGGTAATTCAAATTATAATTTTCCTTCTGGTATTTCCTCTGCAAATATAGATCTCGGAGCGGCAGGAATTGCCTCCGCAAACGCGACACTTGCACTTTTTGCCCCAACTTCGGAAACAGATTATAATACTAATTTGGCATCGTTAAGTATCTTTACTAATGCAACTACAAAATTAATAACTATTGGTACTACCGGTAGTCCGGGTTCAGGAACAAATTTAATACAATTTCAAGTAATATATAAATAGAGGAATGACATATGAAATATGCATACAAAGTAGAATCTAATGGGTACGTACATTTTACGTCTGGGGAAAATGTTGTTTTTTGGAAAGAGCTTACAGAAGATGAGTACAATATTCATATCAATGCGAGACACAATAAAAAACAAATAATTTACATTGACGAAAATGGTAAGCTACAAGCAAGAGACAAATTCACAATTTGGGATGAAGCTACAAACTCATGGCTTCCAGATGTTAAAGCTATCCGTGATACCAATAATAATGAAGTAATTAATCAAGCTAGAATAGCTTATAATGCAGGAAATCTTGATCGTCATCAATTCAGTAAGTTATCACATGATCAACAATTAAGGTTAACCAAATATCTAGATGAACTGCTTGATATTATAAATATTAAGGAATTACCGGATTATGAGATTTATTTACCTCCGGCTCTGGAATTTTTAAACTAGATCGATGCTATGAGCGATTATATTCCAAATGTTGAGATGTTTATTCAATATCAAGATGCGCCAAATTTTAAGACGTTACTTCAAAGCTTAAGCGCATATTTGACTATTCCGATAGATGATTTTTTTTATCATTATTTCAATTTGGATACTGCGGATACTCAGGGATTAGATAATTGGGGGATAATTTTAAATCAGGGTCGCACTATACAGTCCCCTGATTATACCAGTGTGTTTGGGTTTGATACTGGGATACCGCCGTCCCCACTTGCAACAGGTTATCCGCAAAATTATAACAATGGGACGTTTTATGGCGGACAAACAATACCAGTTACTTTAACTGATGACCAATATAGGGTATTATTGCAATTCAGGTATTCGGGCTATGTTACAAATAATTCGGTAGCTTCGTGCATGACAATAATTAATAATTATATTAAGAAACAATACCCCTTAAATCCTACATATCGGTGTGATATTGTAGAGAGTGTAATGCATTTTAGGTATGTTTTTAATTTTACGCTGCAGCCTTTTGAGATTGCATTATTTAGAGATAATAAAGTATTACCAACAGCCGCAGGTATTGGCTATGGAGTAGATTGGGTTTAACATGACAATAACAAGAACAAAAAAAGCATCCGCTAAAAAAATAGTAACAAATGCCTCTATAGTAAGAGGAATGACGGCAGATGAGCAACAAATTGCGTATGCTCAAATGTGGGATGATTTGGGGTTAGAAAACTCAGTTGAGAGGAAACCCAATTGGGGTATTGATGAAAATAAATCTATATGGGAAGCACAGAAGGTATTTACAGATAAAGGCTTTATTTCTGCCGATAAAGCTATGCGGCTCTATGGATATGGTACAGATGGACAACCGCTAAAAGGGCGTTTAACCGATAGCTCTCCCGGTTTTGGTGGTGGATTTGCCACGGGTACAGTTAATATCAATCAGATCAATAATTTAGCTATTGATAACGTATTTTTAGGTTGGGGTGAATTAGAATTACTACAACAAAATAATCTTGTCAATACGATATGCACCATTTTTGGCGATAATATGACTCAAAAATGGATTGAAATTTATAGTGAAGATGATGGCAAAAAAGAAAAAGTTAGCGAACTTAAGAAAGCTACCGAAAAATTTGAGCTACAAAGTAAAATCAATATTGCCGCTAAAAAAATGATGCGATTGGGTACTATGTATGTAAGCCCTAAACTTAAAGGCGATGAGGATGACTTAGCGGAACCTTTACTGCTTTCACCGGCTAAAATTAAAAAGGGTGACTTAGAAGATATCTATGTTATTGAACCTACTTGGACGATACCCGTAGAGTATAACATGGTTAATCCACGCATGCCAAATTTTTATAAACCACAGCAATATATTGTATTTGGTAAAACAATTCATGCAACGCGCATGCAGCGAATGATTTATATTGAACCTGATAATTTGATAGCGCCGCTGTATTTATTCGGCGGTATTCCATTTATCCAAACTATTCTACCTTATATTTTAGATTTTTTGAATACTAAACGTGAAATCGTCAGAATAGTATCACGGTTTAATATTTCAATTTTAAAGACAGATTTAAATGCATTACATGGAAGTAATGCGTATGGTAAAAATACTACCTTAGCGGGTACTGGAAAAGGTCGGGCGAGAGCATTTAATGGATTGCGCAATAATTTCGGTATTTTCATGATCAGCGAAAAAGAAGACTTTGTTCAAATGCAAATTAATGTATCCGGTTTAACGGATATACTGCAGCAACAGGCAGAATTATTATCACTATTTACGCGGATTCCAGTAGCTAAATTGTTTGGACAGGCACCTAAAGGATTAAATGCTACGGGAGAATATGACGCGGATGCATTTAATGATTTAATTGCTAGTGACCAGGAATCTAAGCTTAGAAAGATCATAACATACTGTTTGGAACTAATCCAGTTAAATGAATTTGGGGAAATTGACCCAGATATTAAATTCAGATTTGTGCCTATCGGGTCATTAAATAAATCTACACAATCAGCACTAAAAACTGAAAAGGTGAAGCGATTTACTGATCTTGCTGCTGCTGGGATGGCTGACCCTCAAAAATTAATGGAGATTGCAGTTGCAGACCCAGAATTAGAGTTGACCAATTATAACGTTACTGGTGATGAGGATTTAAACGAGTCTGAGGACGATATTAGTGATGATGGTGGCATAAAGCCCAAAGCTAGTAACCCAAAAGCCAAGAAGACAAAAACTAAAAAAGCAAAAGTAAAAAATGGCAAAAAATAATGCATTTGTTAAAAGTAGTTACAATTTTGCAATAGCTGAAACTTATACTAAAGAAATAAGGGCATTGATTCGCCAGTACTATACGCTAGTTAGCGACGGGGCTATTGATGCCTTCATCAATAATGGAAACTTTGCTGAATTAACTGCAGAAGAATTGTTGTTACGTAGTGGGTTTGATTTAAGATTTTTGGAGCGAAAGACACAAAAAACAGCAGATAGATTTGTGGAAACTATTCAGCTTCAGGTAAATGCTAAGTTTAGGGAAGGCTATAAAGAAGCTGGAAAACGATTGCCGAAGCCATTAATTAAACCAAGACAATACGATAAAAAAACAAGGAATTTAATCACACAGCAGGTACAAAAAATAAAGGGGTTACAGACTTATCAGTATACTAGGATTAATGAGGCGTTACAAGAAAATATAGCAAAAGGTGGCACATTGGGTGATTTTAAAAAATCATTACAAGAAGCAAAAATATACAATGAAAAACGTATTAATACAATTGCCAAGAACCAATTAACTTATGCAACTACGGTGGTGTATAAAGATAAAGCTCTTGATTTGGGGCTTGATGATGCTACGTGGCAACGCCCTAAATCAGACATTTATAAAACCAAGCCGAGAGCGGAGCATGTCAAGGCAGACGGAAGAAAATTCAAATTGAGCAAAGGTTTGAGGCTTAAAAATGATCAGGGGAAAATGCAACGGATATTGCCGGGTGAATTAATAAATTGTGAATGTTATTACTTATTCGTAATATAGAAAGATTTGATTATGACTACTCCATTTGATTATGCGCAATTTATTATTGATTATCCTGAATTTGTGGGTTATTCGTCCCCTACTGCGGTAACAGCAACATTTAATAATTTAGCGGTTGTGATTGGCCAAGCCGTAAGCGCATTATTTTGTGACGATAGCGAACAATACTATTTTTCAACGCTGACATTAGCACATATCTTGACTTGTCGTATGCTGGGATTACCTGGTAGACCGGCTAGTGTTGGGCAGGGTAGTGAAAATATAACCTTTGAGCTAAATTCTTCTGAATGGGCACAGTGGTGGAATAAAACTGTGTACGGACAAGAGATATCACAGGTAATGCGTGAGTACTTAATGGGTGGGCATTATATATCAAACGGTCAAATACCTTATAATGGTGATGCAATGCAAGGCACTTATGAATTAGGTTGGGTAAACTATTAATGAAAAAGGTAGCTGATTTAAATTTTAAATCATTAGAAGATAAACTTAAAAAAATCTACAACCAACGAACTACTTTATTTGTTGGTTGGGATAATCCAGAAATGGCTAAAATTGCAGGGATCCAAGAGTATGGGGCAACGATTACAGTTACCGATAAAATGCGGAAATTTTTAGCATGGAAATATGAAATATATTTAAAAAAGACCACTACACATATTATTATTCCACCTCGTGCGCATAGATATCAAGTGGTACAGGAAAATAAAGATAAATGGTCAAAGCAGCTAGCTACATTATTAGAAAAAAATAATTACAATCTAGTTAAAAGTCTTGGGGCTCTTGGCGTTGAAATGCGAAAAGATTATATAGGAACTCTCAAGCAGGGTAAATTTCAAGAATTATCTGCTGCTACAATGTTGATTCGTGAAAAAAAGAATATTGCAGGAAGTCAGCCACTATATGCTACACGTGGTTTAGCTTTAAATTTAACTTTTGAGGTATATAATGGCTAGTCGCTATGTAAACTTACAAATCGGGCAAATTATTCAGCCATTACTCAATGTCAGTAACCCATTACAGGCGGTTACATGGCATTCCTATGTAAGTGAAACAATAGCCGGTTCGGGAAGGGCTACTAATACATATGCGGATACTGTATTACAAGCGCGAGTACAACCAATATCACACGATATGGTATTTAAACACAATTTGGAATTTGGAAATGTCTATAAACGATTTTATGTTTTAACTGATACGGTACAAACGCCAGATAGAAATATAAGCACATCCGGTGATTATTTAAGCTGGAATGGTTTATTTTGGCGTGTTATGAGGTTGCCCGATGAGTTTCTAACGGGTTGGCAAGAGATTATAGGAATGCAATCTACTTTTAAGGCAAGCTGATGAGTTCTGCAAATGATATTTTTACGGCAATAAGGTCTATGCTAATAGATAGCGTAGACTATAGCGCATATCCAACCAATACAATTAAGTACGGGTATCAAACTCCGCTGCAGAATAATATTATTACCTACTGGATGATTAATTCTCGCAAAACTGGCATTACCGGGGTTGATGATTACGACTCAAATTTAGGTACTCGAAATAATTTATTATTATTTAGAAATTTAATTCAAGTGGATTTTTATAGCGATGATGCTTTTATTTCAACCGATAACGCTAATAATTTCCACCAATATTTAACGGCATTTGGAGCAGATTTTTTAAGAGAGAATTTTACAGGTATGGGAATGGGGGTTGTTGATGATATTATTGATAATACAGACCCGGGGGATAAAGCAACATATTTAAATCGTTATACGCTTAGATTTTCAATGTTTACACATAACTTTATTCTACGTCCGCAAATATTCTTTGATGAAATTATTGTTAAACCAGATTTGATTGCATAATATGATACAACAAATATCCGTAACCAAGAATTACCCCAATCAGCAAATAACTTTTAATGCTCTGGGGCAAAATATAACGTTGAATTTGTATTTTAGGGGATATATAGGATTACCACCTATTACTCAAAGTTTTATTAATACATACGCGCCTCCTAAGTTTTACGCAGATATTTATTTGAATAATACATTGATTATAGCGGGCACTCTGGTAATTGATCGTACGCCCATAAATCTATATCCTAGTAATTTGGTGGGGTATATTGTATCCGTAGATAGCAATGGAAATGATGACCCTGATTTAGAAAATTTAGGTGTAACGGCAAATTTATATTTTGTAACAACCCTAGCAGAAATAGCAGATATAGTGAGTTTAATACCATGAGTGGATATACAGTAAACTATGACAATACTATAGCAGGTGTCGGTTTTAATGATCTCTATCTTGATTCCAATGGTAATTTGGCATATGTAGAAACTGGCCAAACAGAAGTAGAAGAAACATGTTTCCATGCGGCGCAACTAACCGTTGGTGATTACAGCTATGATACGACTTTAGGTATTCCATATGATGATTATTTACGAAGTGATGCCCCGATCGGCTATGAGATAAAGCGTAGTATTGGCAATGCTGTTTTGGCCGTCAATGGTGTAAACAATATTGATACATTTAACTTAGCGTTAAATCCAACGACCAGAAAGCTACAAATAAATATGATTATTAGATTAATTACTGACGCACAAATTGAGCTTAATTTATAAGGTAACAGAAAATGCCATTTACTCCGACAGGCTATCAACCTCAAACATTAGCAGAAATTATTGACGACATTAACCAGATATTTATTGATGTATTTGGTGATACGTGGAATACTAACGCGTCTTCTCCAAACGGGCAATTTGTAAGCCAACTTGCAAATATTGCTATTCAAAATCAAAATTTTATGGTTTTGTTAACATCAGGTCTCTATAATCCAGATGTTGCTACAAGCGTATGGTTATATTCAATATGTGCATTATTGGGAATAACACCGACACCTGCGACATATTCAACTGTTACGTGTACGTGCTCCGGGAGTGCTGGTACATTAATTATTGCTGGAACTCAAATAGCTAATAGTAACGGTGATGTATTTGCTAGTGTGGCGGACGGTACAATTACTTTAAGTGGTACCGTCAGTATAGTCTTTCAGGCTGTAAATACAGGTCCGGTTTCAGTATTGGCCGGTACAGTTAATAACATTATTAATAAGGTTTATGGATGGGACACTGTTACTAATCCATTGGATGGAGTTCTAGGGCAGGCAATGGAAAGTGATAATGATTTGAGGCTACAACGTTCTGATTTATTGTCATTACAAGGAAGTGCCTCAATTGGTTCTGTTTATGCTTATATCGTAGACAATGTATTGGGTGTTACAGATGTTTTTGCCACAGAAAATAACACAGGGGCTTCTATTGTTGTTCAAGGTGTGACTTTAATTCCGTATTCTATTTATATAGCAGTTATTGGTGGTTTAGATACCGATATAGCCCAAGCGATATATAATAAAAAATGTCCTGGCGTATCTATGAATGGGAATACCACTACACCGTATTATGACCCTACGGTGGCATATACATTTGAAGCCACTTATCAACGTCCTGTGGCAGTTCCTTTGCAAGTAAATATTAGTATAAAAAATAGCCCATTATTACCCGGGGATATTATTACACAGGTTAAAAATTCAATTTATAATAATTTCAATGGGTTATCGCCCCTTTTTCCTGTGGTTAAAATAGGACAAATAATAAACGTTAGCAGATTCGTTCCTGGGTTAATTGCAATTGGTGCGGGAGATATCCGGACCTTAACTATTCAACAAGTTACTGGAGGTCCACCAGCAGGTCCAGAAATACAATTAACGGTGGATTCAATTGCTACGTTAATCACAGCTAATATAATGGTGAATTTAGTATAGGGGCAATAATATGGCTGATGATAGTAAATTTGGTATTGAGGTTGAGGTCGATACCAAAGGAGCGACCAAAAAACTTGATGACTTAAATAAAAAAGCTGAAGAAACCAATAAGACACTAAACGAAAAAAAAGAGCTTAGACTCGAAGCCGCTGCCGCTATACTTGGACTTGAAAATATTGATGCTGAATTGCAGCAGATTAATAAGTCGTTAGATTCTGTTGAACAAAAAAGCTCGGCTGCTTTTAATGTTGGTAAATTGGTACTATGGTATGAAGCGCTTAAGAAAATTGGTCAAGTTGCGCTATCTGTAGCTAATTATGTACTAGATGCTGCCAAAGAAATGACCTCATTAAGCAATACCGCACAAGGTCTATCTATATCAACAAATACCTTAAAAGCATGGGAAACCACATTCAAAGCTATGGGTTTTGATGCCAGAGAAGCGGACGCGGCACTAAGTTCAATTCAAGATAAACTAACTGGACAACTTCTTAATCCAAGCATACAAGTAGCTAGCGCTTTTGCAATGATGGGAGTAAATCTCAGAAAAGCTAACGGTGAGTTACGCGATGCTGATGATGTACTTGGTGAGGTGGCTAAAAAGTTTAAATTGTTTAAACCTGAATATGCTATTGCTATTGGCTCACAAATAGGATTGAACCGTAACCAAGTTATTCAAATGCGGAATAATCCTAATTTTGCCAAAACACTGGCAGAGCAACGAGCTAATCCAGTTGTAACTACTCCGGAAGAAGAAGCCTCTCGCGCAGTAGTAGAGCAGAATGCCAAATTGACCGCCGAAATGGAAAAGGTTAAAAACGACGGTTTAATGCCGTTAAATAATACCTTAAAAAATGATATTTTACCACCCCTTACCAAAATTGCGGATGCATTAAGTCTTATTACTGGTTCTGCAGTTACCGGGGCATTGCATACAATCGGTACTACTTTTTCAAAAGGTCCTGCAGCTCTTCTAAAAGAGGGTGAGCGTAGGTTTCCCTCATTCATGCATTCGGCATCTCAGGGGATTGGAAACTTTGCACAGTCAATATCACAAAAAGCCTCGGCAACAGAATTAACAGCTACAGCAAGAATAATGGGCATGACAGACGAACAGATCAAAACAATGTTACATATTGCAGCGGTTGAGTCTAAACTAAAAAATGTGCATAGTGATGTGCCTGGTTCTACAGCTAGTGGATATTTTCAATTTACTAAGGATACACTTGCCGGATTAGCTAAAAATAATCCCGGTTTCAATCCTAACGATATGTCAATAGCTAATCAGGTAAAAGCGTATTCGTTACTACATAAGGAATTTGAAGGGGTTGCTAAACAGTCAGGTGTAAATCCGAACGATGAGCAACAATATAGAGCATTCCATAATTTAGGGCAACCGAATTATAAAAAAGCTCTGGAAATGCAAAAAAATAATCCTAATCTAACCTATGGAAATGTATATCAGGCTACGGACCCGTCAGGCAAAACAGCTGCCGGGAATGCTGGACTCGTTAATCAACGATTTCCAGCATTAAGCATGGGGCAAAATGTAGCACCGACTGCATCGGATAGTACCTCAGTTACAAATAATATTGTACATAATAATCAGTCTTCTAGTATTAACAGCTCAACGCATATAGGTGCAGTGAATGTATCTGCGAATAATCCGGAGCAGTTCGCCAATCAACTTAGCAATTATAAGTATTTAGATAGAATTAATAATATGACTGGACGGTTAACGTAATGGCGCTTACAGGAATTGGTGAACCGCTTACCCAAATGAAAATTCGGGGAATGAAAATTGTATTGACCTTGGAAAAGGGTACGTTTCCCGAAACTGGAGCTAACACGAAGACTATTTATACAGCTTCGTTACCAGGTTATTTACACATAGAGGCGAATATTAATAGATTACCAGCATGGCAGGGTAATACTGCATCTGTAATAATTTATGGCATGACTAAAGATGATTGTATCGCGGCAACTAAATTTAATCCTATAAATATTCAGTTTTACAACCAAATACAAATTTATGCTGGCTACTTGGATGGTGTTGTACAGAATCCAGATAAAACTTATGATCAAGATTCGGTAATTGCTGCAACTAATAATTTACCGCTTGTTTTTCTTGGTCAACTTGTTATGGCTGCTCCAAATTTCAATAATCCAAACCGTCCGTTTGTTATTCAGGCATTATTGATGACGCAAGCGTTAGCTACGCTTAATCAAACGACAAGCACAAATAATCAAACTAATTTATCCATAATAGTAAATAGCATGATTACGTCTTATAACGGTACTTCTCCGGCTCCGCAAATTGTTTACCAATTAGATGCAGTTTATCCCGATACAGTAGTGAATAATAGTTATTATGTAGGATCATTTGCGCAACAGCTACAGCAAATTTGTGAAGATTATGGCTACCAAATACGTATTAGTTTTCCTAACAATGCTATTGATCAAAATACACAATTAATAACTTTAACAAAAATTGGTACGGCGCCTCCAAATGCGCCAGTACAAGATTTAAATTCTGAGACTGGAATGATTGGTTATCCGGAAGTAATGCCTTTTGGTATAATGGCCAGAGAGTTTTATAATCCATTGCGTAGTATCAATGATCAAATTAACCTACAAACAAATTTTACAGCGATTGCAGGTAATTATTACGTATGGCAAATTCAAAGTATATTGCAAACCCATGGAGATTTATGGGAATCAACTTTAGTACTATATGGTTTTAACAACAGTGCTTACGCATAGGATAGAAAATGCAGAATCAATTAACGCAGAATACGTTTAATAACACGCTTGATAATGAGACGCAGTATATTAATTATGCGCTCAATAATGCATTATTGAATTTAAACACTATTTTCCCGGCTCGGGTGACTGCTATAAATGGATTATACGCTACAATACAACCCACAATTAACGTAACAGCCACTAATCAGGCGTCTCCATTGCCAGCATCTTTAACAAATGTGCCTATTGGATACATAATTGGTGGAAGTTCTGGAATAGAAATTGAATTACAGATTGGTGATATTGTACTATGTGGTGCTATAATGCGGGATGTTAGCAACATAAAATCTAATTGGGCTAAACAATCTAATCCTGGAAGTGCCCGAAAATTCAGTATTTCCGATGCTATAATACTAATGGGGCTTAGAAATACATTACCTACGAATAAGATTAAGATTACAGATGAGGGTATTGAAATCACTGCGACTGGATTACCGATATCGATAAATGGAACACCAATAGAAATTAATTCTGACGATGTCAGGCTGGGTAATTCTGCTACAAGTAAAGCGTTAGGGGAAAATATGACAATTACAGCAACAATAACGGGTGTTATGGCTGGCAGTGATACGGTAACTACAACATTTATCGCTAACGCAGGCGGAAGCTCAAAAGTTAAAGTGAGTATTTAAAATGGCAGTTCAAGCGTTTAATAAAACCTCAGTAGACACTATAGCAATCTGGATGCCCCTTATAGTACCGACACGCCCATTTTTTACGCCGATTCTTTTATCTACAGGTGTTGGGGTGGATACATTCATTAATATTGACCCTATCCCGACCAATGTCGCGGTACGCCCAACTATTAATAATGCTTTATATAAACAAGTGCGTCAAGTAATAGCTACTGGTAGTTTTACATTTAATCCCAGCAGTACTGCATTAATTGGATTAAGGGGGGTTTTAGATTATCAACTGGATTCACATGTAGATATAGAGGGTATTGGGCTTATAATTAATCCAAGCGCACTGCTTGTGGACACCTATAAAAGCATGATATGGACTAGTCCATATACTGGAGCTAACCGTGGTAAATTTTTATCCGACTGTACAATTAATTTTAGCTCTAGACCACCTACGGCTATAGCCTTAGGTGGTTTATTAGCTAATCCAGCAATCGGAAGTGTTTTAAATAGCTTTGGGATATTTTAATCGCATTTTTGATACTCCTGATCGAATGACTCGACTGATTGGATTCCACTTTCGTATAAACGCGACCCCCTACATTCATAATGAATAAATAATTGATTTTTATCATTTATAAAAAAATCGTTAATTATTATATTATAATTTGCTTGGGGAGATATATTTTTTTTAGGTATAAACAGATCACCCTTTTGTACGCTTATAAATTTTTCTTTGCTATAGCCAGACCCATATAAATTTTTATCATTTGTTAACCAATAGGCTCCGCAACGATCTTCAACTATATAGTATTTACCTATCGTTAAGGGGTCATCCTTCCACTTATCTACACATTTGGCAATTTCATCAATATTATTTGTCGCACCTCCAAGATTAAATCTGTTAGTTAATTTCATTTTTAGGTGCCTTAAACCGCATAACAGGAATTTTAAGCTCTTTGTTGAATAATTTACATACATCTTTAGAATTATCAATTAATAACTTAATATCAAAAATGTGTTTAATGCTTTCATCATAAAGTATTTCTTTGATTGCGGCATCGTCTTCGTTTTGAAATGTAGCGCTATGATCTGGATAATAGAACTCTTCAAAAATAACCCCAGCTTTTAAGATTTTTGCATTTGTTTTTTCTGGCTCTTCAAGTCTATCAGCGGTAAATACCACTATTGAATACCCGATTTTAACAAAACCCTTTATTGCATCAACCACGATTTGATTTATACCATCACCATTTAAAATGGTATTATGAATATCTACCAAAATGGTGGTTTTTTTTGTTTTTACTTTAGCTTTTTCTTTTTTCATAATATTTTTCCTTTAAAAAATTATTGAATATATCCATAATCTTTAAGATAATGTGGTACAAAAATTTGTAAAAATTTGTAACCAGCTTGTCTAATTTTTTTGTTATCTTTGTTGATTTTTTCTACAGCCAAATCGAGTATTTTCTGTTTAGTTGAGTCGCATTTATTGACTGCAACCATCTGGATATCTGGCAATGTATTAAATAGTCTTGTCTGCATGGCTGAACTAATTCCCGCAATCTGCATCACATTTACTTGCGAATAGGGATTTAATTGTTTTAGCGTTTCCTGGGTGAGGGTATTCATCAAAGTTACCTTTTCACCAGCTGGGACATCCGGATTGTCGAAGTTATTTCGCGTTACTGCAAATAGAATAGCTACATTTGTGATTGCGTCCTGACATTCCGGTGAATTAATCGGCGCAGCTTGTGCTATACCGATCGTTAAACCTAATAAGGTTATTAATTTAATCATTGTAAAATTCTCCTACTTCAAAATTTTAATAAGTTTTTTCTTTTCGTGCGCAATATAACCCAACTCCTTAAGCCTTCGTATGACTCGTCTCGAACACTTGATATTCAGAGATTTAATAATAAATATACTTAACTCATCATGTGTTAGCTCTCTATTTTCTTTCTTGCATTTCTTAAGAAATTCAATAGGTTTGTGATAATATACTTCGGAATCGAGTCCTGTTTTAACGTTACCTGTCATTATTTATTTTCCATTAAATGGTTATTAATATCTTTGTTAATTCTGCCTCTAATTTCGGTTAAATTTTGTTGATTGTGGAAATTACCGTCATTATACATAGTAAATAATCCCCCTAGACTTTCCTCTTCTTTGCTAACTTGGTCCTTAAGAATATAATTGCCGTCAACTATATCGATGCGTAGCAATCCCTTAGCTGAATTTTTAATTCCAGAATCAGTTTTAGGGGATTTAAATATTTCTCGACCTGCGCCATTAACCTCACCGTAAGTAGATTTTACAGCCATTCCGAAGCTATCACGAGTAGAATACTGATAAGTATAAGAGCCAATACCAAATACGATGTTAGAACTTGCAAAACCCTTCTCTTGCAATCTGGTCAGAATTTTATTAGCACGCTCCAAAGTGATGCTATCACCATAAATTAAGCCGATATGTGAATCTAATACCTTATAGCCTTTTTCATTTATTGTACCACCGAAAATATCCCATAAGCATTCAATTGCACCCTTAAATTCTGGTTGAGATTGATCTATTTGTTTATTTTCTACTATATCTCTATAGTCTTTACACTCTAAGGCTTTACCGCAAATAATATCAACTGGATCACCGCTATCTGGACGTATAACAACTTTACCATCTCGGGACATTATTATGTCTTTAAGTTTAGGGAGATATTCTGTAATTACTTTCCAGAAATCCCAGGTATCGCTAACTATAGAAACAATTCCTTTGGGGTAAAGTTTTGTAATGAATCTCTTAAAAGTATCAATTTCTGAATCAAAACCATTAAGGCACATACAACTATGCTCACTTGCCGGTACACTACAACCAATCAATTCTGTATCTGAGTCACAATTATAGTAATATTCAGCCATATCAATAGCGGGGATAGTATCTGTACCAACAAAACATGTTAAATGCGCCATTCCTGAAGCTGCTGCATCAATATTCCCGCTCATCCCTCTAAAGCTAAAGTCATGACCTTGGAATTTAACCAGACTCATATCAGCGCCAGTTTTTTGGGCATAATGTGCTAAGACGCGCTTATATTCAAATGCAATGCTGGCATTCGTGCATAGTTTCCAAACTGTGGCCGATAATATAGTCTCAAGAAAATTTGTTATCCAGAAGAATTCAGGCAATGTATTAACAATTGTCAATATTGGTACTTTCATGTTAACGCGTACACCTTCAGGTAATGCTTTAATCTTAATGGGTAAATACCCTAAATTGTGCAGCGCTTCAATATGTTCATAAGTTATAGCGTCCTTACCTAATGAGTTTTCAATTCTGCGTTTAAATGATGCTATAACTTGCGCTTTCGGTTCATTAAAAAAGTTATCACGAAACAAGTTATGTAAATATCTAATAAAATATTGAGTGCCAAAAACCACCATTTTACCGTCATAGAAAGGGCTTTGATGGCACGGAGAAAGCCTATTACTTCTCGGCGTTAGATTGCTATAGACCAATGTTGTACCTTCTGGGTACTGTCTGCGGTGGTCTATTTTATAAAAGTCACATTGTGTCAGTGGGTTTGATTTATACATATTACTGTCCTTTAAAAGTTACTAATTCGACAAAGTCTTTATGATCTGGGAATTTATTAATCAAAAAATGGTAGCTATCTGGGTTAATTATCTTTAGCTTACTAATCCCGGCATCAATTATATTTTGCAACCCATAACTACAAAAAGCATGGTATAGCATCAGTTCAATTTTAATTGTGTCAGAGTTCATAATATCATTTTTTAATGCTTCAACACATGCTACAAATGTTCTATTTCCGTCCCCAATATCATCACAAATCAAAAAAGGTTTAGCGTGATTTATTTCTTCTGGTAATTTTCCCCTGTCCAATGTTAAGTGAGGTGCTCCATTATCATCACGATATTTGATAAAAGTATACATTTTAGCATCTGGATAATAATAGTGATTCCTGGCTGATTCGTCTGGAAATACTATATTGTAATCAGACTGCAATGCCATTGCATTGTATTTCATGTTTTCTAGTTGTAGTAGTTTTTCTATATTTGAATAGCTCCTCCACTGATGTCCACTACTACAGTGTAATGCCATAGTTCTAATGCGATTAAACTGAGTTTTAATCACCTTAATAAACTCATTAAAAGCGATTGGTTGCCCGGCTTCAAATACTCTATCCTGACGCGCATAAGGCAAGTATGGAGCGTCTAATACAATATCTATATCGTTACCGTAAGTGTGTCTAATTGCAGCAGCTTGTAGAAGTGGAATCATTACATCTTTTTGCTCGAAGTAATTCCACGTTATAGTCGCATAATTTTGTCGTAACCGTTCGGTTAAAGTTACTTCAACCTCACCAGAATTGTGCTGTTTAATATTGAACATTATAATTTTCCCTTCAGCCATAAACCTACTTTAGCCCAAAATCCCAGCTCTAATTGTTTATGCCAAAAATCGCAGTAATCTCGTCTCATAGCCATTGGTATAGCATTTTGCCAATTAGTAGCATTTCTTACGTCTTCGTACTGTGTCATTTTATATCTCCTTTGATATTAATAATTACATTGGTTAATCTTACTATCTTTATTAATTGAGGGAGTTATTCTCCCATTAATTATAATATATTCAATCCCATTTACACAAACTGTAACAATCATATAAGGATCGACAGCTATATACCTTTCATGCTCATAATTGCTAAATGCAAAACATGCTTTAAAACTTAAAGCTATAGATAAAATCAATAACTTACTCATCCTCAAGCGCTCCTAAAATAGTTTGTTCATAATGCTTTTGGCAAGCTTCTTGGGCTTGTGTTGGAGATTTATAATATCCCGATAATATATTAATAGTATATGCTCCTGGCATAAAAAGAGACTCTTGTATAGTATATATATCATCATTAGACATGTAATCAAATCGTTCCCTGTTCCATTCCAATTTTTTCACTCTTGGCTTAAGGTCTTTAAGCATTTGGATTACTTTATTGCATGCGGCTTCATTAGTAAAACAATAAGTTCCTCCATGACAAAAGAAATCTACCCAACACCCTCCATCATTAGTATCGGTTTCGATAAGGTCAATAATTTCTTGTTTAGTTGTCATTACTAACTTTCTGCATACCAAATCTCAAGCACTTTGCTATTTTCCGTATAACGATACTTGTAGCCCTCAATATTATGTTTTTTTCTATCTTTTTCTATGGTCATTAATAAATTTAATGTATCCGTTCTGCTTTGTTCTGTTAAATTAAATTTATGATAACTTCTTCCGTATATAACATTTAAATAAGGAGTTAAATTGTAATTTCCTATTATAATTTCAGGCTTCAGGTGATCAATATTTTCCATCAGTAAATTCCTTAAAAGGTTGCATATTAGTTACTCAAAATGATTATCTATAAAATGGAGACCTGAAACGAATAACAGATTATTCTATATTTTCATCATTTCCGACATATGCAAGATCGCATTCTTTTAATGACAGTTTGGCCTAGCTTGATCAATTTCCTTGTTACATAGCGTTATAGCTTCTTTAAGTTCACTATCTTTATCTAAGTCACTCAAATGTTTAAATGAGGAAACTAATACAGCCATCGCAGGAGCCTCCCTAAACGCCGCATTCATATTAGCTAAATTTCCCTGAAATTCGATTAACGTAATCACCTGTGAATAGGCATCAAACAAAGTCTGCAACTTAGATTTAAATAGGTTCAAATCCTTTATCTTAGACCCCAACACCTGCACAATTTTACCCAATAATAAACTATTTTGTAATTCCTTATCCATTGTTTTGCTCCTTTAAACTAAATTAAATAAAAAATCCCTTTGTTCTTTTATTTTACTCAAAGACAACCCCTTAAATCCACCTTTAATAACTTCATCCATATTATTTAATTTTTGCGGGTTATCTTTGGCTATTTCTTTTAAGATATAATCTTTTTGCTCACGTAAATTAGTGATTTCGTCCATTAAAGCTAATGCTTCGTTCATTTCGTCAGTAGTTAAAGTTACAACTTCTGTCACTTCTCCAGTTTCTTGATCTGTTACGGTTTCAATTGGTTTAATTGGTTCAGCTAATACGTTTTTAATTGGCGCTACCGCTGATTTGGTATCAATAGCATCAGGAAACTTATCTGATAAATCTTGAGCCTCCTCAACGGTATAAAGCCCCTTAATAATGTCTGGAAAAGCATCGCGTAGAGCAAAAGAGCGTGCACGCAGTTGCAACATTCTTTTAGGGTATTTTTTCCAGTTATCCTTACCTAATAAGTCCGCTAACTTAGCATCTTCTATTGTAAATGTTTGAGTGATAGATTTTCTACCCTTTCGTTTGACTATGCATTTTGCAGTCTTAATATCGCCGGTCTCCTCAATATCTTCTAATTCACCACTTGACATGACTAGGGCTAGCATAGCATCGCCCCAAATTGATGGCAAGCCATTAATAACCGCTATACTGGTTAATGATTGCATAAGCCCTAAACCTAAGCTTCCCCCAAAATCCCACGCAACCAATATAGCATTAGCATTACCTAAATATTGCTTAGGTACAACACCAGATTTAGCCCAGCGATCCGCTACCATAATAGCCTGTTCATATGTTTGCGGCACAAGCGAAAATATTTTATTTTCAGTTTTTTGTAGCTCGTCCATAATATTTGCTCCTCTAAATTAATTATGCTGCCTTAGCTTCATTATTACATTTTACTAATTGTCTAGTTCCACTATTTAAAACAATGCGTTTTGAAACGCTGTCGCTGATATCAATAGTCCACGCCGCTTCCTCCAAAAAATTCACTCTAAGATTTAAAAAAATATTTAAGTGAGGGATTTTATCTTTTGCAGATATTTCTTTTACAGCAACTTTATTTTTATCTTTAGACACTACTTGAAAAAACCGTACTTGATAACCCTGATTGTAATACTTCATTTCAAAGATGTCATTCATTGACACATTGGTAACCGCTTCTTGTCTTAATTCTTTGAACATTGCATTAATTTGTTTTCTCTCATGTGTCATTTATGTGTCTCCTCAAAAGTTGATTAATAATTCCCAATTCCTGACGCTATTGTACATTAGTTGTACGCCATTGTCAAATTTATTTTAGCTTTTTGCAAATCTTTTTGTTGTGCGGTGCACTATTCTATAAATTCCACATATAAACCAGAGGCTTTTAATTTAGCCACGGCACTAAGAATATCAGCCTGACTACCAGCACCAAGACGCAAATTTTGATATACCGCTGGTTCATTTAAAATTCCCCAGATCATATGAGGGTTTTCTATTATGGAGCCCGGAAATTCTGGGTCACTAGCATGTGATATTTTTTCAGTTAATTTAATTTCAGCCGTAATATTTCCTTTACCGTCATCATGAGTTTTGGTAACTTGTCCGATCTGCTCACCACTAGAATCAATGACCGGTATTAATGCTTTTTCGGCTTCTTCAATCTCTTTTTTTGCGGATATTTTTTTTGCACTAATCTCTGTATAGCGTTGTCTCATGGTTATATCATCATAATTGGTTATCGGAAAAGTTGCATAGCTAAATTCCAGATTATATTCTGCATTTAATTGTTCAATTAACCGTGTACGGCTCTCTATCTGCGTGTTTCTAAGCTCTTCTTGGACTCTAGCGTAGTCTTGCTGTTTAAATAGTGCTTCAGCGCGTTCAATTAGGTCTACGGTGATTTTAGCCATTGACCACTTAACTAAATAGTATTCCTCAAGAATTGTTAACTGTTTAGCATATTCTGCGTTAAGTTTGTTATTTTCAATAATACGTGGTAACAGTTTCTCAATTTCAGTATGTTTAGCTACTTTTTCTTTAGCCAAGATGACCTTAAGGTTCGCATCATATTTGTTTATATATTGCTCAATTTCTGCATCACCTTTTTTGATTTTAGCCTCAAAATCTGTAATAGGAGCTTTGATATCTTTGACTATAGCAATGCGCCGATCGCTAATCTGTTTTTGGAATTTACGTAAATTGGCTAAAGTAACTGTTAGTACTTCTTTTGTTACATCATTTCCAAGATTTTTAACAGGTTCAATAACGCTATTAATGCTATTACTAAACTCAGTTTCGTTGAAATTTATTAAGGATGGTGTAAATTTTATATCAAAAACTATTTCTGAAAGAGCTGTTTGCATGATTATCCCTTTAAATTAATTTTGTTTCGTCGATGTAAGTTTGATACTTACTCATAGCCCAATTTGGAATTAAAGCCTGGCGCTCCTGCACCTGTTCTTGATACCATATGCCCGTTTCTTGAGCATGAACATATCTACTTAGAGCGCAACTTAATAACGTCAACCCTATTTCCTGCTGATGATCTGGAATTTTAATAAATGCAATATGAAAAGGTTCTTCTTTTGAGCAAAATGTAAAAATCATAATACAAGGCTTTTTAAAATGTTTTTCAGCAACAAATTTATAGAACGCGCATTGAATTAAGTAGTCGTATTCGGTTAATGCGGAATCAAACTCATTTTGATTGGCTTTTGATGTTGATTTAAGGTCTGGAACATAAACAAAGTTTTCATGCTCAATACATCGGTCAAGCATAACTTTAAGTTTAATACCATTCATTTCGAGTGTAATAGTAACTTCAGTGTGAATTTTAATCGCACCCTCATGATAAAGATTCCATTGTTTCTGTTTAGGCAATTCTCTTGCTATAGCTTGACATAAAGTATATTCATCCTCGCTTATGAGGGATATTCCAGCTTCAAGTGCCACGGCATGATTGGCTATTCCAAGTTTTGTGCTTTTTCGCCTTTCCCCAACCATAAAGTTTTTAGTAAAATTTTCAGGCTCTAGCACAGCGCAATGTATCGCTCTACCAAGCGTGAAATGACGAGCTTCCTCCTCCTCGGGGATACTTTTTTCAATATGAGTTTTGTAGAATAATTTCTGATCGGCAAAAAATTCTTTTAATTTGCTTGAATTTATTGCATCGATGTCGCAATATTGTTTAAATGGGATTTTTAGTAGTTCAGTTTTCATTTAGTTTTTTCCTTCCAAAAAATACAACCGAATTCTTCAGGATTTTCAATGATATAAATATTTGCAATTTTTCTAGCTTCTAAATTACTGCAAGCAAAATTATCAGTAGGCATACCTTCGCCACATAATACTCTAATTTTTAAATATTTGCAATTTATACATCTATCAATGAGTTTCATTATTTATTTTCCTTGTATAAGATAGGTTCTAATTTTTCCCAGAACCATGCCACCTGAGTGGTTAAGTTATTTATGGCGATTTCTTGCCGTTCAATATGTTTAAGTATTTCTACCATTGTGCCAGCACATTGAGAGATTATCATACGCCCACCGTCATGCAGCCGCTCAGCATCCGCACGCAATTGATCACGCGCCATTGTGGTGTTTTTAATTAATTCAATTAAGTCTTTATTAGTTGTAGTAATTTTAGTTATTTTCCTATCTGAAAATTACACTCAACTGTTTTACCTTCTTTGGTAAACACTGGCGTCACTGCATGTAAACCATCCATATCGCCCACAGCATAATATTGGACATGATTAATGCATGTTGGTTCTACTTGATATTGCAGCATTTTGAAATCTGTGGACTTTCTAATGGGTAAGGGCGATAAGATATAATACCACATTATTATACCGAGAAATGCACCAATAAACATACCTATCAATATTTGATATTCCTTCATTTATTTATCCTTTCTGAAATAATATATAAAAGCGCCAACTGTAATACCAATTAACCAAATTGCTAAAAACATTCCTCCAATGATTGCTACAATGGAGCCTACAATACCTAAGATAACATCCAAAAATATGGCAATAACTTTTAAAAAATTCATAAATAAGTCTCCATTATTGTTAATCTAATTCTAGCTTCCAATTGTTTTGCTTGGCTTATAGTCTTACAATAAGCGCTACACTGGAAGCAATTGCCAGTTTTTAATCCAAAATTAATAGTTAGGTCATATGCAGCCTCATATTTTCCTATTACTGCCTCATATAAATAATTTCCTTGATTTAATTTTAGAGAATGAACATTATTCGTTATTTTTTCCCACTTCATGCTACACCTTCCAATCTAACGGGAGTATCCCGTTTCATATGTTTAATCTTATTAATCTGTTTAAACATTAATTTTTTACCAATTTCATACACAGTATTTGCCCAATTGGATTTGATACCAAATTGCGCAGCCAACGTTCTTATATTTTCTGATTTATGAGCTTGTCGAGTTATATAAAATGCTACAATGCATTGTTCGGTGTGATCATCAGCTAACAGTTGTTTTAATATATCTTTTTCAGTTGATGTAAGCTGTGTATATTTTTTAGTTGACTTAAATCGTGATACAGCAATTCCCTTAACCGACTTACATTCATTTTTAATAATTTTCATTTCACTTATAATTTTTTTCATAATTCTCTCCAAAAATTAATTAAACTAAGCTGCTTTTTTATTATCGTGATCTATTAACTCGAATCCCAAAACCACCATTTTACTAATAATTTCTTGCCGGGTTTCTAAAGTAACAGATTTTTCTATATACCAATTAAGTTTTCTGTTTATAAAAATAAGTGTGTCCATAATCATATCTCCTTGATATTATTAAATTAAAAGTAAATTTTTATTAACCGTCACCGTCACCGTCACCGGAACCGTCACCGTCACCGGAACCGTCACCGTCACCGGAACCGTCACCGTCACCG